GACGCCCATGGGCCGGTTCCTTCTTGCTTAGGGGTGTACTTGAACCAACGGATAAACCCGATGGTTTTGCCCTTCTTGTCGACCTTAATCCGAACTCCACAGAGCCAGATCACGGCGATAAAGAAGAGCATGAGGATCCATGCGATCACCATCCAGATGGTGAAGAGGGTGGCGGCAATCACACCAACCAGAAGTTGAAAAAACTCAGAGACGGTCTTCATGATCAGTCCATCCGTGTTGCGGCGTAGACATTATATCCTGCCTCTTTGAGAACATCCGAGAAGGCGCGGGCGCCGGCTGCCAAGGCATCCATGCACTGCGTGGAATGCTGGGAAGGGTTCCAGATTGTCCATCCACCGTAGTACTCATCGCGGCGGCCGAGACCCATCTTCTTCATCTCGTTTACGAGAGGACCGCGCGCAGGCTTGATATTGACCCAGGCGAAGCCGCAGGGATACCACTGATCGGGGTTCTTCTTGATGTATTCCGCAGTGGCAGAGATAGCCGCGTCCTGGGCTTTCTCGATAAGGGCTTTGATATCCGACATTTGTCTTGTCCTTTCAGAGCTGAACGATTTCGAAGCGGTTCTTGCCAACCGCCTTGAGGGTGCCAATCTTCTTGGCGCTGCCGGGACAGTCAGAGAAGAAGTAGTCGTCAACGGTGACGCCGTTGAAGCTGTCGGGAGCCTCAAAGACCGCTGCACCGTCGTTGAACTCACAGGCATAAAGGCTGATGCCCTTTGCTTTGTGCGCGTGGCGCGACTTGCGACCGGCAGCTTCCTTGGTGCTGATGATGCGGGCGAGATAGCCATCTTCATAAAGACGGCTAGCTGGCTTGTAGGCGTAGCCAATGAGAGCCACGGTGATCTTCTCACCATCGCGGATAACCGTGCGAGTGGGAGATTTTGCGGTATAGACGTAGGAACCCATCAGAAAGTCTCCTTAGCCATTTGTTATTCTTATCTTATACAGAACCGCCAGGTTGTAAACGGGAAAGAGGCGAAGCCCGCCTCTTTCCCAGGTTCACATTTTCAGAAGTGGGGGTTGCGTTCGTCGCGGTGACCTTGAACCAGCGACCAGGTTCCACCAGACTTGCGCCAGGAACCAGTCGTCTTCCGACGGCGGTAGGTGCTTCCAGTAGAAGTGATCACATTTAGGGTGTTCGTCATCCGAACGATCTCACCGTCAGGGTAAGAATCGCCGTTGAAGGAGTAGGAGACCTTGTCTCCAACCGCGGGAGCCTTGATGATGTCGTAGCGGGGGTAGCAGCCGCCACCAGCATCGGTACCAACATGAAGGCTGCCCGTCAGCTTCGTGACCTGTGCGGCGAGAGCCTCAACTTCTTCATAGGACTTCCAATCCCACCGGCACTTCAGGTTGGGATTGCCGCGGTGGATTTCGACTTCGTTTCCACTGAGGACCGAAACGACTTCGTTTTCGTTCATGAGGAGGTACAGCATTTTGATTGTCTCCAGTTGATATAATGATTATACCTCGGGACATCAGGATGTACACAGGCAAAATGCAACCTGCGAAACTTTTTTCTTACGTGTTGAACACGAACACCTTGACATTGTCAAGGGCCGGGTTCGTATTGTCCGCATGGATGTCGAAGCACCAGTACGTAATGTCGCCATCGGCATCGCGATCGATTTTCGTCAACGTGAAGAAGGCAGTGTTTCCCGTTTTTTGAGAGCGGATGCCGAAGCCAACCGCCATGTCGTCTCGGAACAGGGTGCGAAGGCATCCACGAACCTGTGAGATGTCCGTGAAGAAGGCGTTCTTCTCCTTGTCCCACGTGAAGAGATTTGACTGATAGATTTCCCCAACGACCTTAGAGTTGCTCATGCGGCTTCCTCCTTGGGAAAAACTTCCTCATCGTTCGCATGATGCGCATCGTACATTTCGCGAAGAGCTTGTTCTTCTTCGACTGTAAGTTCGATGAACATGAGGTCCTCCTTCAGATTAGGATTGATCATACACCGCTTTCGCCAGGATGTAAACAGGAAAAGCTATTCGATGGGCAAAGAATCCAGCCACGCCATGCCTTCTTCCATCGTATCGAAGAGCACGCCATCAGCCTTCCATTCTGCGGCACACTTCTGACAGAAGGACGCAGATATAAGGACTGGGTGGAACCCTTCGACGGCATCACAATCCTCGTCCTTGTAGAAGACCATGACATCTTCTTCGTCTGGCCCGAGAACGTGGCCGCAGCTAGCAGTGATTGATCCCATTATTTCCTCCATTGGATTACACGGCAAACGTTTGTCAACCTGCCTCTTTCCTGTTTACAACCTGGCGTACCAGTATAATATCAGATCATCAACACAGCTACGGAGAATCACAATGGCTACCCGTTTTGTTGAAGTGGATCGGAATGCTTTCATCGCCGCTCTTGAGGCGAAGGGCTTTTCACGGGATCAAGAAGCTTACGGTGAAGTCGTTTATGTCCGTCAGCACCACGTTGATCCTACCATGTTTGTGAAGGTCTACACTTCACTTCCTCAGAATGCCGGTGATTCTCGTGCATGCGGTCAAGATGCCATCCGCGTTCTTCTGATGTTCAAGAATCCTAAGAGCGGTAAAGCTGGTTGCCTGTTCAAATCCTCGCGGGTTTATCGGACCGGTTCTCAAGAGAAGGTCATCGAGCGCACCTTCGAACGTGCTCGCGAAGCTTACGCCGAAGCTAATCGCCGCGTTAAGCGCTAACGCTTCCACCTAAGATGAACGATTGAGGCGATCCAGAATAGGTTCGCGATCATCACGGTAATGCCCGCATAGAAGCTGAAAATTTGGCCGAGATGCGGGTAGAACCATACGTTCCAGGCTCCCCACACGGTGAAGAAAACAGTGGACAGCAGCGAGACGCCATGCGGCTCTCGCGTCTTCCATAGAACGCGGGCGTGATTCAAAATGAAGAGCGAGGCGAGAGCTTCAAAGCTCCCGTTGATCAAGTCGGGAGTGGTCACGCGGACCTCCGATAAAAGGGTTTACGATCCATTATATAACATCCGGCAGGAATGTAAACAGGCGACGGATAAATAGTTGTCGGAGCATACGTTCCACAGACGCATACGGAGGGGCCTACAATGGATTTCCTGACATACGAAGAAGCACGCGATACGATCGAAGATGGTGACATTATCTTTTTTGCATCGTCCATGACGCTTCTAAATCCTATCCAATGTCTCATCATCCTCATCACCGGCTCCCCTCTTACCCACTGCAACATCGCCTTCTGGGCTGACATTGGTGGGCGCAGACGCCTCCTCGGCGTAGAAGCACAGGGCTTTTCAAATCGCAGAATCATCAATGAAAGCTTTTACGCTGGACGCAAGCTGCTTGTCGTCAAGGCCCCCAAGCCCTGGACCGACATGGCTGATGATGCGCTTGCGAAGATAGCCGTAAAGGACTATGGGTATTTCACGGCGATGTATGCTGGTCTACGCGATGCGTTCGCGCACTGGTTTGGCTTTAGATTGCCCGCGTTCAAGAATCCTGGTGAGATTTGTTCCGAGTTTGTAGCTAGAGAGATTGGCCTGGACGACACCGATGTCAGCCCGGCCAACCTCTACAAGACGCTTACAAGAAAGTAAACGGAATAGGTTCACCCGCGTACGGGTCGTTTTCTGGATCGTCAGGCCGCATGTCGGCATCTGGGTCAACATTCTCATACACCATTTTCCGGGCCTTGTCATCGTAAGATGCAAGACGCCCGAGGAGCTTCATGACGACGGCGAGCGACATGATCGTATCGTCTGTGCACCCTGATTTTGCCTGATAGGTTCCACCCGCAGCCACAAAGTTCTGCAGCTCAAACAGAAGCTTGTCAGAATAGACGCGCATTCCATTTTCTGGTCCCTTTTCCAGTAGGCTCTTGATCTGCATACAGGCGAGAAGCTTGGACTTGCCAGTTGTGTAGCAGCCAAGACGCGCGGTGTTCTCGTTGTAAAGGTCCACGCCATCGATGTAGATGCCGCCATCGGGTGAATCATCGTTCTGGATCATCGCGACCAGCGCTTCACCGATACCGTTCCGTTCAAATGACCAGATGATCTCAGCGCGCCCGCCATTTGGTCCGGGCTTGCGAAGGTATTTGAACAGCCACTTGAGCTTGGCGTAGATCAATGGGATGTTGACGGTGTTCAGGCGTAGCTCTGCTATCTGCTCTAGCTTTGGGAACTCAAAGACCTGGATGACTGTAAAGTCCTTGCCATTACCGGTTGCAGGGTCAAGCCCGACCATGTAGGTAATGTTTCGTCCACCAAGCTCATCCTCTGGCTTCCAGAATCTAAAGCCCATGTTCTCAAACACTGGAGGCTTCGACTTGATGTAGGATAGCTTGAGTGAATCGATAAGCATGGCTTCAGACGAGATGAACTCGCAGAGAACTTCCTGACGGAAGCCAATAGGACCAAGCTCACCCTGCATCTGCGCAAGGTAGTCCTCGGCACGATCTGGGTGGCGGTGCCATGGGTAGAAGACGGGCTTGAATGAGTTCTCTTCAGAGATAGCACCTCGCCATAGGGTCGCGAACAGCTCTGTGTCGCCATTTGGTGTCGAGCTGATGATGGCATCACCACCAGTGGACAGCGTAGGAGCAAGGGATCGCCACATTTCGGTCTGAATGCGGGGCGAGATAAACGCAAGCTCGTCAAGGTACAGCTTAGAGATAGCAAGACCACGACCGGTTTTTTCAGTCGTTGCTTCTGACTTGATTCGAGAGCCGTTGTCAAACTCAATGTTGTGCTTGTTGTAGTAGCGGCATCCAGCCTTCAGCCAATGCGGAAGTTCTTCGTAGGCGAAGCGGATACGGTCCATGATTTCCATTGCGTGGCCGTTGTTCTTTGACGCGATGACGATGGTCTTGTCAGGCGTGAACATGGCGTACCACAGAAGGTACATGGAGATGGTCTGTGTCTTACCCATCTGACGCGAGATGAGAGCGATGA